AAATCTCCTTGTCCTCTTCTCGGCGGAGCGCCAGCAGTCTGACCAAGACCATGAAGGGACGCAATTAAAGGTCGTTAATAGGAAATCAAAGAATACAACAAAAGGGGGGTTTTGCAACCCCCCTCCTACAACTTAAGCGCCCGGTGAACCGAAAACGCCAAGAGGATCACTGGCACCGAACGAATAACGCTCACGAGCCTTGTAACGGACGTTACCGGTATCGAAGTCGCCGTCCATGCTGTTAGCCAGCGGAGAACGAACGAAGTGCTTCATACCGTTGGGTACGTCAGTCGTCAAGAACCAAGCATTGGGATCGGTCAAATAGTTGTTAACAGTGTAACCACCAGGGATCGAACCGTTGTTCTTGAGAGCGTTCACGTCGTTGTCATTGGTGCCGACACGGAGTTCGGTTTCCAACAGACGGGTTGCAACGAATTGCAACTGGACGGGAATAATCAGCTTCTTGGGCTTAGCTGCGATCAACAAGCCACGCTCATCGGTCCACTGAGCGATCTGAATAACTGCGTTTTCCAACGAAGTCTCATTCAAGTCAGCGGGGGTAGATGGGATGTTGCTGTTGGTGCCACCAGAAACCAAGGGGTGAGAAGCGCTGAACAAAGCTTGGCCGTCGCCACCAGCGTAGCTGGAGCTAAAACCGTTGTTCAACACGTTCGCAGCCTTAATCTGCTTGGTGTAAGCCATACCGCGAGCCAGAGCCTTGGTGTAGCGAGCAGACAAGCTGTCGTACAAGTTGTCCTCGATGGCCTCTTCGGTCAGCGAGAAACCCAAAGCGATGGTTTCGTGGTTGTAGCGAGCAGTCCAAGCTTCCTGCGCATTGTCATAAGCAATTGCAGAGCCCTCGTTCTTCACCGGAGCGGCGGAGAAGCCAGACAGCTTGGTTTCCTCTTCGAACGAACGCTCGGAAGTCTCGGTCTCGTAGATTTCCTTGTGTTGTTCACCGTACGTTGCATACTCAACACCGAACAAAGCGTTCAGGCCAGGGAGCAACTCTTTAAGCAGTTGTGAGCGTGAAATAGCCATTTTAAGTTACTCCTTAGACGCTGGCAGTGCCAGTTGGGTTGAGATAGGAATGGCCACCGTTGTACGCCACGACGTTAGGAGTACCTTCAGTCAGGGTGATATACGAAGCATTCCACTTGACGATAACTTCACTGTAGTTACCGCTGGCATTGGTGGTCTCTTCAACCAAGCCAACAACCCGGAGAGGCAAAGTGAAGGCAGTGTTCGAGCCTGAGTCATACGCACCGATATTTGAGTTGCCAGAAATAGTGGTGTTGGTAGAAGGCTGCGAAATTGCCAAGTTGTTACCCAGAATCGCGCCAGAGATGGGAGTGATGGTGGTGCTAGTAGCGCCGCCAGTCACAGCAACTTTGAACAACTGATCGGGATCATCAGAAACGTAAGCCACGATTCCAGCGACGTTGATACTGCCAGGGTAGAAGTTCGAGAAGAACAACTGACCAGTTGACGGATTAACGTAACTACAACCGACGAAAACACCAGTCACACCAGTTGCCGAAACAGTGGTGGTGCCGGTCTCTTTAACAATGGAACCGCTCGACAGACGAACAATGTCGCCGTTGTTGATGACGGTGCCATAGTTGGCTGCGATCGGGAGTTCACGGGTTTGACCCGCAAAAACCTGACCACCGATCAAGTTGATCGGCTTTAGCCCGTAAGGGGCATTTACCGTGGGATAAGCCATTTTTAAGCTCCAAAAAGATTAAGTTCCTTTGCCAAAGCTTGTCGTGGATTTACCCTCTTTGAAGATAGGCATCCGCGAGTCACTCTGACGCATTAAACCGTTGTCCACAGAATCCGCTTGAGCCTTTGTCTGACGTTGGAAATGCGCACTCCGCTGTTCAACAAACTCAATAGGTGTCTTGCAAAGCAACAGTCCGTCAATCTCGATATTGTTTTTGAAACGACTATCGGGATCAACTAGCAGTTGAAACTTCGGCTGTTCTTCAATGGCTACTGGCTCCCAATGCTCCCGCATTTTTGCGGAGAAGTTTTTTGGGTCGCGTTTGCCGTTGTAGGAAATCCGAATCCATCTGTACGCGTAGCCCGGAGCCTTTTCAGGTTCCGGCAGTAGTTCCGCAGGTGCCCACTGCTGGGGACGTTCTTGCGTTGCACGACTAGTCATCTCGCGTTGTAATCTGCTTTCAGCCATCTTAGGCCTCCAATTTCATTTTTTCACGAGCATATTGCTCGTTGGTTAACCCCAATTTTTTAGCCAACCCGACCTCAGTCTTTGTCAGCACCACTTGTTTGGAAGCGGTACTTCGCTTGGCGGGGGCAACCACCGTGCTCGGTCTTGTACGTTGAGGTTTTCCCTCATCGTTGTTAGAAGATGAAGCAAATTCTTCTGGGAACCGCTTCTTAACCTCTTTATCAATACTGGTGAAATACTCATCAGTACCGATGTATCCTTTCCCGTAGCGTTCTGCCAAATCCTCGTGGACTCCTTCGGCAAACTTGCGCATTGCACGTTTGTCGCGGTCTACAAACCAGGGGTTTTTGGACACCCAACTTGCGACCTTCGGGTCCATCTGAGGCTCAGCTTCTTGCCTAGATGGAGCAGTTTGTACATCATTTTCGGGAATTTGTACAGTGGGTTTGAAATTTTTTGCTTTGTCAAGCTTCATTTCTGCCCGAACTAGCTCTTTTTGGGCTGCTAAAAGCTTGTCAGAATCACCAGAGTCATAGGCCTCTTTGTAGTTCCGTTCCGCCTTGTCGAGCTCCATTTCCGCAGAAGTCTGGTACGTCGAGATAAGCTCTTTCTCGCCCGTCTGCAACATGCCTTTTAGCCTGTTGTTTTCGTCAAGAATACGCTGGGCTACCTTCAGAGCTTCCTGCTGTTCTCGCAGGGCAGCTTCTTTCTCCCGACGCTCGTCATGCCAAGCCTTCTTGTACTGTTTGAACTTCTGGGTCACACCAGCGGTGTACTCTTGGGATTCATCCAATCGCTCGAGTTCCGACTTGATTTCAGAAGGCAGGGGCTCTTTGTTCCTGTCTTCCTCGGGGGTGTCGTCAACGACCTTGACTTTTACATCCGGTTCATCGTCGCCCTCAAGAGTGATCTCTAGTTCGTCTTTGGTTTCATCCAACTCGTGAGGAAACTTGTATTCTTCGTATTGCGTTGCCATTGTTGCTCCTTACCGGTTGCGACGGATGCCGCGTGGGTCTTCAACAACTGCTTCAACAGAGTCGTCGTTAATCATGCGGAATTCACGATCGTGAATGATTAGCCGTGTACCTGCGTGCGGACGAGTCAGAATGAAATCGCCTTTCTTGCACCAGGGGCCGGTAGGGAACTTTGCTTTGTCCATATAGCAGTCTGGACCGAGCTCAACTACGAATAGAACCGTAGTGAGTAGCTCATCGTTACGGACAGTCTCATCAGCCTTGATGATGCCTCCGTCATACTTCTTGCTTTGTTCTGGGATTGAACATAGGATTTTATAGCCTGATGGCTTTGGCAACTGCTTTGCCTTTTCTTCAGCGTTCTTGTGTAGAACAGCCGATAGATCGACCGCCCTTCCAAGATCAAGGGTTTCACTCATCTGAGTTCTCCAAGTTTTTTGTCAGGTCTGTGATGAATCGACGCGCTGTGAGTAGACCTGTTACAACCCCACATTGTTCGCAATACTCTTCGTAGCTCTTGGCAGATTTTGATGCCAAGGACTCCTCAAGTTGTCGAACTTTCTCGTCGATTTTTTCGATGGCTACGCCACCAAATTTCAAAATGTCGTACATTAATCCCCTTTCTTGGTTTTAGGCTTCTGGGCCTGTTGCTGGCGATTCGATTCAGCTGCCCCTTTCTGGTGAGCCAACTGCTGCTGATGTTTCATCATTTCCAAGCCTGCCCGAGCCCCCTCAGTCTCCTGCATGGCTTTGGTCTTCTCTGAGTCGTGCATGTTCTGCATCATGAGCTTGGCTCCCTCAGTTTCCTGGGTAACCTCAATCCGCTTGAGCTCGACCTGAATCTGAGCCATCTTGGCTTGCATATCCTGCATGTCTTTCTGAGTCTTGCGTTGCAAGTCGCCTTGCTTGATCTGCAATTCTTGCTGCTGCAACTGGATGAGCGGGTCTTGAGCTTGCTGCTGGGCCTTTTTCTGCTGGGATTCCTGCTGGTGTTCTTGGAGCAACTGCTGGGCCGCTTGTGACGCCAACTGAGACACCTGAACCTCCACATCCGGAGACATCTCTTTCTCGTCTGCTTCCTCGTTGTAGGGAGGCAGGGGAAAGCCCATCCGCTTCTCAATCTCCTTGCGGTACTCCATGCCCAAGTGCTCACCGATGTGAGCCGACATAGCTGCTTGCAGCATCTGTGCTGCTTGTGGGTTCATGCCCACCAACTCTTGTACGTGCGGGTCTTGCATACCAGCCATGTGGACAGCGATGTGAGCCCGGTGATCCTGATAGATGAACGCTTTGACAGGTTTGCCAGAAAGCACGTTCATGTTCTCCGTCACAGGGTCGCGCGGCTTCATATCCTCTGGCAGCGGCACCAGCTTCTGGTAATTCTTGATACCCAACACATCCAGCATCTGACGATGCAACTGGGGCAGGTCGTACAACTGAGGAGCCGTCTGAGCTAACTGAAGAGCTGCCTGATACTGAACAACCTTCTGAGCCATAGTGGCTGCATTGGGGTCGCTCACGGGAATCACGTCAACCAAGTCGTAGTCAGACTGCTTGGCTTTCCTGCTGCCTTCAACTGGGTCGTAGTTGTATTCCTCGGGGGTGTAGTCGCGGATGATCTCTTTCAAGAGCTTGAACTCTTGCTTCATCGCATAGTGAATGCGGGCCTGTACAGCACTCATCGTCTTCAACTGACGCTCAAGGATAGCCAGGGTCGTGCCCACGGGCGCTTGTGCGCTCATGTCCGAGGTCTGCAACTCAACAGCGCCGGCAAACTTGCGGCCTTCCTCGATGATTGTGCCGAGAAGCGCTGCTAGGACCTGACTTGGCTCCTTATAGGGCAGGGGCATGATGTTATCCCGCATCGTCCCACTAGGTACATCCACGTCTCGGAACTCTCCTGGGGAGATGGGGGTATCGTCACCCTTCGTACGGAGCCCTCGGGTCTTGAATCCACCGGGTAGATTAGAGAGTGTGCCTGCATCAACAAGCTGACGCAGAATAGAAGTACCAGACTTAGCAAAAGCACCGATAAGGTGGATAAGGCCAAAAGCGTAAAAACCGAAACCCGGTATGTACGGGTAGTGGACAAAGTGGGTTCGTTTATGACAATCTTCATCCTCTGGCCTCCAATTCCGGCGTATTGCTAACACAGTGCCTGAGCTCTTCTCGATCGTGATGATGTACGGCAGCGCAATGCCCGTC